AATTCTGCCAATCTTCTTTTTCTTAATTCCTGTGCTGGTATATCTGATGTTTGTGATGTTATAGGTATAAATGTCCAGCCTTCGGCGTGTAATAATTTTACCCAAGTTTGTGCATCTGGCATGGGTTGTTGTGTACTCATCCATGCACTCTTATTAAATTCTCTAACTAATTCTCGAGAAAGATCTTTGTGTATGCCATATCGAATACTCATATCGTATTCATGATCTGTATTTTTTAATTGGGGAAATCCTTTGGTTGCCATCCATTTATTAAAATGGTCTTCCCATTCTAATAGTACACCATCAACGTCTGTAAGTATTATTCTATCTGATTGTGGCATCTTCCATACCAGCCACTCGGAGTTTAACTATGTTAGTTAACTGCCATTGTTTTTGATCTAAACCTTTGGTTATACCTAACCATTTATTTCTTAATAGAGCAAACTCATTAATAATTTTTTCCATATCTACTACGTCAGATTCTCCATCTACATACTTGTCTGCGTCTCTAGATGTCAATGCTCTATTATAATTTTCTAGGAATTTTTTAAATGTTCTTGATCTTAATCTTCGATTTTCGATATTAAGATACTCTAATATTGCTTCTATTTCTTGCAATTGATTGAATCTTTGCTCCACTACTCCTGGCAGCGATGCTGCTGCTTTTTCTAGATTACCAAATATATATATTTCTTTTCTTGCTGTTTCTAATTCTTGATCGAAATATTTTATGCAGTCAGGTATTAGACCAATATCCTGACTTACTTTAGTGTACCAGCTCATTATTCGTCGTATCCGTCTTCTTCTTCGTCATCAAACACGCTTTCAATAGCCTCTTCTAATTTCTCGTCATACTCTCCAGCGGATTTGATCACTTTAGTTGGAACGCCGATATCTACTAATGTTTTGATAAAGTCTACAGCACAATCTACTTTTTGTCTATCAGGAACATAGTGATTGATTGAGTTCCATATCTGTTCTATTTCTTCATGTGTAAATTCTTGCATTTTTATTTCTTTTTGTAAAGAGTTTTGAACTTACCATTAACAGAATAGTAACCTTCTATCTCTCTATTTTTTCTCTTTTTTATTTTCTTTGTTTTCTTTTTCAACATTCTCTTCTTTTGGTTCTGTTTTTTTAACATTTTGATAATCATTCATTATCATTGTTAATTTATCTCCATCCCAATCTTTTCTATATTCTAGATGTTCTTTGCCTTTACTGTCCACATACTTTAATCTGTTACCAGATTGTACTAGCACTCCTTGTTTCTCAAACAAATCAACTAACCCAGAATAAGGATCCATACCTGTATCGTATGGAATTTTAACCTGTACACTTTCAAAAGGTTTGGCATATCGAGTCTTCATAACTTTACATGCTGCTCGAATACCTCTTACTTCTGAAATTTTATTACCTGCTTCGTCTTCTTTTAATTTTAATTTTTTCATTGCTATTACAATAGAAGAAGCATAGATAAATCCTTGACCTCCAGATATTTTGTCATCCGGATCAAACATATCCTGAGAAGCATACGTGTGATTGGTTGCAATTAATCCCACATTCCAAGAACCAAACATGTTTACACAATTTCTAACCAGTGCTGTTAGGGCTTTAGGTTTTCTACCCAAATCACCTTTCATCTCTCCTGCTTCAAATTGATTCACATCAGTTGGAGTTAATAACATACCCAAAGAATCTATAACAAATAGAATTTTAGGTGCATTCTCTCTATTGTCTGGATTTTCTTCTCTGTAGCCTTTCATAAATTCTGATATTGTTTTAGCAACATCATCCACCATTGAAAGACTTAATTTTAATAATTTCTTCTCATCTGTGTCTACACCTAGTGCTTGTAACCAAGCCTCATCTAGTGCATTCTCAGTATCAATTAGAATAACATAGATACCCTGTGCTTGTGCATTCTTGATTATATTGCCCGATGCTATGTAGGATTTACCTGCTCCTGATTCTCCTGCTAGTACAGATACTTTACCTAGTGGAATACCTTTGTTAAAGTCTCCTGATATCAAATAGTTTAATGCGTAGTTGCCTGTAGAGATCCAGTCAGTAGGATCATTAAATCCTAAACCCAAACCTTGAATTGATTTTGTAATGCTTTTTCTAAACTTTGTTGCGTCAAATACTTTTGTCATTTTTTTTATTCCTATGTTCTTATATTAACACTAATTGGCTCCAGTGTCAATATGCTGGAGCCAAAAGGGAAATTAGTGTTATTTGCTTTGTCTTGATCTAATCAGTTTCAAGATATCTTCTGCTCTTTTAGCACTGTCAGTAGATGGTTGAGGTGCTGCCGCAGCAGGAGCCGCTTTTACCGCTTCTACTTTGGTAACAATTGCTTCCCCATCAACCGGAGCTGTTACTGATGCTGATCCGTTCGCAGAACCATTTGCTGTAGCTGATACCCCAGCTGGTCTGAAATACTGACCATATTTTTCTAGATCATAAGCTTCACCTTCTACAGATTTTTCAAATAATTCTTTGATTATTTTTACTTCTGCATCAGTGGGCTTCTTGGGTCTGAAGTCTGAAAGATTAAACAATCCAAACTTGTCAATGGCTGCTCTTTCTGCTTCATCTAGAGCTCTTTCTCTTCTGCTCCATTTGGAAGTAGAGTAATCAGCATATCCGCCTTTAGATGTTTTGGTTATTCTAAAATCCACACCTCTCACAGCATCAGTTGGTAACTCTTCCATTTCTGGATCCAGTAACGCAGATCTGATTATGTTAAAAATTTGTGGACCAATAATGAATCTTCTAATTGGATTCTCTGGTGTTTTGTCATCTGACAATGGATTTTGTAACACAAAACCTTGGAATATATAACTTTTCTTTTTCCAATATTTTCTGCCCATGTCTTCCATTGACTTGTCTTTAAACCACGGTCTAACTTCAGTTAGAACTGGACAAGTTTCTCCATACATCTCCATGCATGGTACTTGTACTTGCACTGGTCTTGAATCCGCTTGTCCTTTGATTCCAGCAAAAGGCAATTTAATCATTGCTCTTTCAGTCCAGAAAAAAGTGTTATTTGGATCTTTGTCAGGTAAGAAACGAACTACTGCTTCTTGATTTTCCTGTATGTTCCAGTGTGGGTAGATGGCGTTGTCGCCGCCTGTTGATGAAGTGGAGCGATTCACTTCTTGAGATTTTAACCTCGCTCTTATTTCAGCTAGTGTAGCCATAATGTAAGCCTCCTATTGTGCCTATGTTTGTTTTATATTTGCCTAATGTATATTAGACATAAAGAATAATATACACACTTATTTATCTGTTGTCTACGGGGAATTTGGTATTATATACCGGATAGTCTTTTAATAACTGCTAGTTCGTCTTCTTTTACCGACTCGTTATCGCTGGCATATTTTTGATTTATTTCTTGTGCAGCTTCTTCAGCAGCTTCTCTGTCTTTTTTAACTTCTGCTACAGATGTGTGTAAGAAGTTGGCCAATTCAAGATCACTCATTTGTGTAACAGTTGGTCCACCGCCCACGCTCTCTTGTTTCTTTTTATCTTGCTCGTCTCTGTATTGCTTTGATATTACTGTGTATTCTTGTGGTGTCAGTGCATGCACTTCTTTATTATGAGTGCTTTTTAACCAATCACGAAATCTATATTCATCATCAATGTTGACCTGTGTTTCTTTTTGTACTGTTTCTAATAATCCCATGCTGTCCAGTCGATCCATAATCCACGCTTCAGGATCACCTTCTCTGGCTTTGGCCACAGCATATGGCATTTCACCATTGCTCATGTAATAAGATAGCAATTCACGATATAGTTTGCCAAAAGTTATTAAACCTTCTCCGGCTAGTACTGCTTGGTATGATTCTGCATTCTGGTCTAATATTTTTTGTACTTCTTCTTTTTCTCCACGTCCTATACCTGCCATGGTCATGTCTGAAGTGTCCACTGCTGGCGCTTCCTGTACTGACTCTATTCCTCTCTGTACGTGATCTTGCTGTACCCACTCATTAAAGTCCATATCAACCATTAATTTTTCCATCTGTTCGTCGGATAACTCTGTGCCATCTTTAAATTTAGCATCTTGTAGGTCAAATATATTATCACCGGTATCTTGCATTTCATACTCCACAGTGTTTAGATCCACTTCTTTGCCATCAATCATAATAGGTTTATTAGCTGCTTCCGCTACTGATTCCTCACCTGCCATTGCTGGTTGTTTCTCTGCTCTCTGATCCGCAGCAGATGCAGCATCTTGTAGAGCTGTGATCTGTTCTGGTGTGTAATAATTTTGTATGTTTGGACTCTTTAATAAAGTATTCATGATATAGTTCTTAACAGTATCACAAGCACAAGCATCTGGTCCTTCTTTATCTGCTAATTCGCCCAACTGATCAAATAGATCATCATCGCCAAATCCTAAGCCCTGTAGAGTTGACACAGCATTAACTGCTTCGTTGCCCACAGGAAAATGTTTGCTCATTACATCTTTTAATTTACTAAAATTCTCACCAGCATGATCTTCGTCTGGTAAAGAATGAATTCCTTCGGTAACTTTAGATTCTGTTCTATTAGCCCACTTTTCAAATTCTTCTCCTTCGCCTTTGGCTTTGCCTTGACGATCTTTTTTAGGAGCAAATTTACTTGGATCTTGTCTTACTTCGTCAGCGTATGCTGGATTTTGTTGCATTTTTCTATAATCATCAATATATCTTTTTGCCAATTGTATTGCAATCTTTTTATTTTTTGTATAATTTTCATCTGGTTTAAAAAACGGTGCTCCTTCGTTGCCCATATCATCAGCTACTTGGCTAGCAAAATTAGCAATTCTATCTTCTTCGTCGTTTCTAGTTAACATTCTTGAAGCGATATCTGATAGAATAGAACTCAACATAGTATTCTTATTATTAAATTTTGTTACTGATAACATCTTATCAGCAGCAGGATCTGCTCTTAATACCAATTTCTTTTCTGGATTAGCTAGGAATGATTGTACCATTGCTGAATGATCCACTGGTGGAGATATCTCGCCATCTCGGTCATCGTATTCTTTCATGATTGAATGAATCAATGGTAGAGCTGATTCTACTTTGTCGTCAAGGTGTTTTAATGTAAATTTTTCTCTTAAACTATTTCTAGTAGCATCATCTAATTCAGCAATAGTGGTAGGTTGAAAACTTTCTTTAGTTTTCATATAGTGTGCTTGCTTGCTTAAATTTTTTACATAATTTCTCATGTTCTCTAATTTAAGTCGACTTTTTTCTATAATGTCACCTACTGAA